TAGAGTTGCTACACGTTAATTATCACAGAACAGCACCACCTTGCCCTGTGCAGCAAATAGAAATGGAAGATGATTGGTAATATTTTTGTTACATAAGTTTATCTAATGGGGGTCATAAGACCTCCTTTTTTGTGTCAGGGAGTCCAAATGTTAAGAAACTTGACAAAATTTAATATTTTATATATAATTATGTTACATAAATTTACATAAGGTTTAATGACTGTTACAACAGAAAGCGGTGGTCGCCAAAATGCGTTCCCAACTGAAACCCGTCCTTACATTGATGAGTCTGTCTCATATGATGGATATCCTCAAAACGCTGAGAAAGTAAATGGTCGTTGGGCTATGATCGGTTTTGTTGCACTACTTGGTGCATATGCAACCACAGGTCAAATTATCCCCGGTATATTCTAATGGATCATCAACATCCTTACTGGAGATACGCTGAGAAGATCAATGGTCGTCTCGCAATGCTCGGTCTAGTAATCGGCACAATTAACTATGGACTATTCGGAATGATAGCACCCGGTTTATTTTAAAATGAAATTCAATTCACAATTCACAATTCAAAAAAGGTACAATCCAATGACACCAGAAGCAGAAAGATTTAATGGCTGGGCAGCAATGCTTGGTTTCGTTGCAGCAGTAGGAGCATACGCAACAACAGGACAAATCATTCCAGGTATTTTCTAATGAAAGAAGTAGAAAAGCAAAAACTATTCGCTGAGAAACTTAACGGTAGATTAGCAATGCTAGGCATCATAGCAGGAATCGGTGCATATTTAACAACAGGTCAACTCATACCAGGTTTCGTATAATGAACAGACATCCAGTACCATTAAAAGTTGTGCCATACATCTTTGCGATGGCATTGGCATCTAGTACAATTACAAGCATATTCGCTTAAAACTTTACAAAACTAAATACTATTGTAACAAAACTTTAAGTTATGGGAGAATTCAACATCGCTGCACAATCCTTTCCAGTTTGGAAAGCTATACTATGGTGTTTCTATCCAGTGAGTGCTCTAGTCGCTATTGAATATTTTTTAAGATTAGTAGATGACGATGACGATGATGATGAAGGTGGTGGAGTTATGACACCAGTTTATCAGGGAGCATAATGATTATTAGCAGAATAGTATTTCTGTGTGCAGTCGCATACACAGCAACAGGTGGATTAGGATTTATATATTCATGATATTTTTGTCCACTATTATTAATTCAATTCCACCAGGTTCAAGAGACTTGGTGGAGTTTGGTTTTTTCATGGTCGTAGGAATCACCGCAGGATCAGCAGGTCTATTATGAACAACAAAGAAAAAATAAGAATGTTTTTACCGTTTAGTTGGGTCATCCCTGCGATGATATCTTTTTCATATATAAATGCCCACACACTAAACGTATGAATTATTATCAGACATTACAGATGTTTATAGCGATATTTTCGGGAACCGTGATATTAACTTCACTTTTCGTAGTAATGATGTCATCAATGATGGAAGAGACGGATATATAAAATTTAGTACTTTCTAGGAAAATGAACGGAAGACTAGATAAGGTTGCAATGACTAACAAACTTATGCAACTGAAGAGAGAAATACATTATAAGTGTGAGATAGGAGAAAAGAATGAGGGGTATTGCAGAGGGGCAAATGATTACCTTAATAGAGTATTTGATATTCTAGACGAATATTGGCAATAGGGTTGACATATATGTAAAGTTTTGTTATAATAAATAAAGAAAGTGGTGTTTTCAACACCTAGCAATGGACTCGAAAGGATCGCCCTCCAACGCAAACTGCTTTAACCGAGACCTGTGAGCAGTATAAGCATTAGTCTCTCATATCCGAAAGTGAAGGATTTTCGGAAATAAGTTTCGCATCAAACCTTGGATGCCCTACTTAAAAACGTCTTACTAATGACAACTTCAAACATTACACGCAGACAGAATGGTCTTCTAGCAGGTTGGCCAGAGTTCTGTGAGTGGGTAACTTCAACAAACAACAGAATCTACGTTGGTTGGTTCGGAGTACTCATGATTCCATGCTTGCTCACAGCAGCTGCATGTTTCATCGTTGCATTTATTGCAGCACCTCCAGTCGATATCGACGGAATTAGAGAACCAGTAGCGGGTTCTTTCTTATATGGTAACAACATCATCTCTGGTGCAGTTGTTCCATCATCAAACGCTATCGGACTACACTTCTACCCAATCTGGGAAGCAGCAACTGTTGATGAATGGTTGTATAACGGTGGTCCTTATCAGTTGGTAATCTTCCACTTCCTAATCGGAATCTCTGCATACATGGGCAGACAGTGGGAATTATCATATAGATTAGGAATGAGACCTTGGATATGTGTAGCGTATTCAGCACCTGTATCTGCAGCATTTGCAGTATTCCTTGTATACCCATTCGGTCAGGGTTCATTCTCTGATGGTATGCCTCTAGGTATCTCAGGTACGTTCAACTTTATGTTCGTGTTCCAAGCAGAGCACAACATTCTAATGCATCCTTTCCACATGGCGGGAGTTGCAGGAATGTTCGGTGGTAGTCTCTTCAGTGCAATGCACGGTTCTTTAGTTACATCATCCTTAATCAAGGAAACTACAGAAACAGAGAGTCAAAACTACGGCTATAAGTTCGGACAAGAAGAAGAAACATACAACATTGTGGCCGCTCATGGTTACTTTGGTCGTCTTATCTTCCAGTATGCTTCTTTCAATAACTCACGTTCACTTCACTTCTTCTTAGCAGTATTTCCTGTTGTATGTGTATGGTTAACCTCTATGGGTATCTGTACAATGGCATTCAACCTCAACGGATTTAACTTCAACCAGTCTGTAGTAGACGTAAACGGTAAAGTAATTCCTACATGGGGAGACGTTCTTAACAGAGCAAACCTAGGTATGGAAGTTATGCATGAAAGAAATGCACACAACTTCCCATTAGACCTAGCATCTGCTGAGTCTACAACAGTTGCTTTAACAGCACCTGCAATCGGTTAATTAATTAACCCAAAACAAATCGAGGGGTCGCAAGACCCCTTTTTCATAGGAAAAATTAATGGTAGCATCTACTTTACAAGCACCTACAAGGGGTTGGTTTGATGTACTTGATGATTGGTTAAAGAGAGACCGATTCGTATTCATCGGATGGTCTGGTCTTTTACTTTTACCTTGTGCATACCTTTCTATCGGAGGTTGGTTCGTTGGAACTACTTTCGTTACTAGTTGGTATACACATGGTATTGCATCTTCATATCTTGAAGGAGCAAACTTTTTAACTGCAGCAGTGTCAACACCTGGTGATGCAATGGGTCATAGTCTTCTATTCCTTTGGGGACCTGAAGCACAAGGATCATTCGTTCGTTGGTTACAACTTGGAGGTCTATGGAACTTTGTAGCATTACATGGAGTCTTTGGACTCATAGGTTTCATGCTCAGACAATTTGAGATCGCAGGACTTGTAGGCATTAGACCTTACAATGCACTCGCATTCTCTGCTGTTATCGCAGTCTTCACTAGCATCTTTCTGATCTATCCATTAGGTCAGCACAGTTGGTTCTTCGCACCTTCATTTGGTGTCGCAGCAATCTTTCGTTATATCTTATTCATTCAAGGTTTCCACAATATAACTCTTAACCCATTTCACATGATGGGTGTAGCAGGTATACTAGGTGGAGCATTACTCTGTGCAATTCATGGAGCAACTGTTCAGAACACCTTGTATGAGGACACAAGCACCTACTCAGAGGGAAACAAGTACTCTACAACCTTTAGAGCATTTGACCCCACACAGGAGGAGGAAACATACAGTATGATTACAGCAAACAGATTCTGGTCACAGATATTTGGTATTGCTTTTTCTAACAAAAGATTTTTACATTTCCTAATGTTGTTTGTACCTGTCATGGGTATGTGGACATCATCAATAGGTATTGTAGGTCTTGCACTTAACTTAAGAGCATATGACTTTGTATCTCAAGAGATAAGAGCAGCAGAAGACCCAGAGTTTGAAACTTTCTATACAAAGAACATTCTTTTAAATGAAGGTATGAGAGCATGGATGTCTTCAGTAGACCAACCTCATGAGAACTTCGTGTTCCCAGAAGAGGTATTACCAAGAGGTAACGCACTCTAATTATTATTGACAGAAACTTAAATGTTTGTTATAATGAGGGTCATAAACGATCCTCATTTTTTTATGAAAATATTTTTAGATACAGCAGAAACTGATTTAATCAGAAAGTATTATGGAACAGGATTGATTGATGGTATCACAACAAATCCTACTTTGATTCGAAAAAGTGGTAGAGATCCAGAAGAAGTCTATCAAGAGATTCAAGATATAGGAATCAAAGACATTAGTATGGAAGTGGTTGGTGATTCTAATGAAATGATTGAAGATGGAATTAGATTGGCAACAAAGTTTCCAAACTCTGCAACAATCAAAGTTCCTTGCACACCTGATGGTTTACTTGCCTGTGCAGAACTATCGTGTAAAAATTTAATCAGAGTGAATGTAACTCTGATCTTTGATGTTGCACAAGCAATTCTATCAGCAAAAGCAGGTGCAGCTTATGTTTCACCTTTTGTTGGTAGATTGGATGATAACTCTATTACAGGTTTGAATCTAATTAAAGATATTGACGAGGTGTTCAGAGTACAATGTATTCATCGAACAAAAATATTATCTGCATCAATCAGATATGTAAATAGTGTATCTCAATCATTTGCGAATGGTGCTCATATCGTGACAATGCCACCTTCTGTTTTTGAGAAGATGTATCATCACGTACTTACAGATAAAGGTCTTGAGATCTTTGATAAAGATTATGCGGCCATCCAAAATAAATAATATTTTAGTGTATTACTTTTATGAGTAACGTACAAAATTTTACGGTTTATTCTAAATCAGGATGCCCATACTGCAGCAAGATTGTTGAAGTATTAAATCATATCAAGGCAACATACACAGTGTATTCACTTGGTGAACACTTTGATAAAGATTCATTTTACGGGGAATTTGGAAATGGAACAACTTTCCCTCAAATTTTATTAAACGGAAAAAAATTAGGAGGATGTGTTGACACAATCAAATACCTTAAAGAAGAACAAATCGTCTGATTTGGAGATAAATAAAGGAGTAGAATTAATACTTGGAGGGACAAAATCAAAGTCTCAAAATATTAAACCTTTTGGTATCAGGTTTAAAAAAATGTTTTCTTTATTAAAGAAAGATATTCATTTTAATTTTGAGTTTTCTTTTACCATCAAAAACAGAAAAATTTAAAAGTGGAGAAGTCTCATGGAAACTTTAGTAGTAACACTAACCCTTTCGACAGTAATGTCATTACTTGCATTAATAGTCGGAGGTGTGGTAGGATGGGTCGCAAGAGAACATTCTTATGAAACTACACCACAAAACATTTACAATCATCCAGAAATGTATGATGCAAATGGAAACATTATCCCAGACGAAATCGTCGCAGTGAGGTTTGAAAATGACAACAACGAGGAAACCGAGGAAGACATCTAAGAAAGCAGAGGCAATCCAAACAAGGAAAGCCTCTACTCCTCCTCAACCAATAGTGGATTTACCACCAAATCCATTTGCATTTGAAGTTCTTGCTCTTGCATCAAAGCAGAGATCAAATGCTAAAAAAGTAGAAGTGCTTAGAAAGTATGAACACAATTCTTTAAAAGCATTATTCATATGGAACTATGATGATACTTCTATCTCTATGCTTCCACCAGGTGAAGTCCCATATTCAAGTTTAAAAGATGAACAGATAAGTTCTGGATCTTTGAGCACCAAAGTAAATCAACTTGTGGGTACTATGGAATACAATGATACAGTTTCGATGGGAAGTGCAACTGATTTAAAAAGAGGTCGCACAACTCTCCGCAAAGAGTGGACTAAATTGTATAACTTTGTGAAAGGTGGTAATGATGCATTGAACTCTCTTCGTAGAGAAACTATGTTCATTCAGATTCTTGAAGGATTACATCCACTTGATGCAGAGATTTTATGTCTTGTCAAAGATAAGAAATTATATGATAAGTATAAAATTACAAAAGCAAATGTTACCGAAGCATATCCTGATATTGTTTGGGGGAATCGAAGCTAATGTCTGACGAAAAAATTAAATTGATATTTGAGAAGTGTCCAAGAGACAAGGCAAATGACAAGAAGTTGCCCTCAGATTCTTTTGTTGTTAGTTATAATGACAAAGAAGAACTTAAGTATGATATTGTAAGGGCATCTGCACAAGTCGATGTGTTTGATGCTTACTATGATAAGTATAAAAATGTCAAGGGAATTGAATGGACAAAAGGCATCATTCATCCAAAAACTTATGATGGACAGACAAAAGCAACCACACCTAAAAAAAAGGCTAAAAGAAAATGAACATCGATGTAAATGCAGATGAGGTCAAGAATCTAAAGAAAAAATATAAAAAATTGAAGAAGTATATGCGATCTTCTTTATACGAAATTAAGATTATGGATGGAAACGAGAAAACTATCACTAACTTATTAAAAGAAGATTAAAGTGTAACACAAATTACATAATTGCTTGACTATATAGTGTGGGTATGCTAACATACCTTTACGTTCATCCAAATGATAGAGCTCACACTACTCGCAACACTTCTGTCTGAACATAATAGTTTCCACTGGGAGATGTCATGTGCAGATTGGAACCGCAACAGAATTGAGATACTCAGTGATGGGGATCTAAACTCTGATGCTCACGAGTACCTAATAGATTACCTTCGTACGAAAGTTGAAGGTGAATGTGATGCTTTCATCATAGGACGCAAGTAAGCCGACTCGGAACGGGTTCGTTCATCCTTATGATTGAAATTTTAATTGCTGCATCAAGTGCTGTCACTACTATAGTCACAGTATCATGTACAGATATCAATACTCTTGTTGATCGTGCTAAAGTCTATCCTGACCTTAGTATGGAAGATAGACAGGAAATTATTGATTTGTATTATAATTTTGG